TGAGTACTCAGAGCCTGGATATAGAAGAAGCGTTTCTAAGTGGTTATCCATAATATTTAAAAATTTTTGAATATGTACTTTAGAAACGCTTTCTCTTTGGGTATTTATAAAAATGTCAGTTTTTAATAGAAACTTTCAAGTGGATTTTCTACCTGCTCATCATCTACTTCCTCACTTTTGTTATCTACAAGTTCTACAGCATTACCCAGTGTAGGATCATTCTCATCTTGAAGTTTGGGATTACTGCTCATCGGTATAAGTTCAGAGTTATTTTTAAGGTGCAGATTAAGTTCATGAAGAAGTTGCATTCTATCTCTGGTAGCCAGACCTCCTGTTGCTGTCTTCACTTCTTCATACTCTATAGTTTCTGTATCATCATCAAGTGAATCTTTAATTTCCAAGATATAACTTCTGATTTCTTTTGTAATCTCATTTTGATATTTTGTAATATCCATACTGAGTCTTATAAGTTGAGCAAGTGCTTCATATTGCTTACTTGAAAAATTGCCACCACTTACTTCCATATCTTCAGAAATGTTGTATATGGCTCTATTCACTGTATCAAGTTGCATAAAGATATTAGAAAGTCTATCACTATCCAGTTCGAGTTTATCTTTTAGATAATGATCTTCAAGAGGTATCTTCTTACCACTTAAAAGAAATGTACTGGCTTTATGTAAAAATACTTTTGCCTTAGTAGTAAAAGCAACTTTCTTAGCCTCAAAAGTGCTTCTGTGTTGAAGTTTGATAGCCAGAACATCTACTTCTTCTGGATTTTCAAGAAGATCCTGTCTTGTAATTTCTTCAACTTGCATAAGTTTTTCAAGTTTAGCAGTTGAATCCTCAAGCATTTGACTATTCAGATCTTCTATTCTTTTAAGTTCTGCTTTTTGTAGTTTAGAGTAATACTTCTCTGCATCAGCAAGTCCTGTAAAACTTTTGCTATCTGTCACTGTTCCCTCTTCTGTTGTAACTTGAACATGATAGAGGGTAGTTGCCATTTTCTTATATCTCTGTATATCTTCTTTACTTGAAAATCCTCCAAGAAGATATTTAGTGTCTCCAATAGTAACCGTAGTAGACCATGCTGTGGAACTGTCATTCATTGCAGTTTCTATAGGTTTTCCCCACTCTGGAGAAATAATCGGTATACTTTTTACAGGAGCAGGTATCCTAATCATAAATTTTTATCTGTTTTAAAATCTTCCTGCATTAGGCTCTGCACTTACTATGATATTTACAATAAGTTTGTCAGCAGGATTATATTCTTCTCTTTTAGTACTGAATTTCTTTTTGGTAGAATAGACATCTCTAATTCTATCAACTCTCATAAGTCTCCATCCACCTCTCTTATCACTTTTCGATACACTTCTTCTTCTCATGGAGAACTTCTTACCTCCTTTGTAATATCTTGTATCTGCTATTACAAAAACTCTAAGATATTCATCATCTTTATGTCTTTCACTTCCAGAGTAACCTCTACCATATGCATATGGTTCTACAAGTCTAAAACCAGCAAGAACTTTCCCAGTATTACTTGTATCTTCATAATAGATTCCAAGAATTTCTCTATTTCTTATTGCTTTAATAATTGTATTTTTATTCGCTTGGAAATTTTCATTTGCATTTTCTGATAAATCTTTTACATATGGAGTACCCTGGATTTCAGATTCTAATTTTCTAAGTCTTTTTAGTACTTCCATAAGATTTTAAATTTTTAAATGCTATATATATCAAAAACAAAGAAATAATGGACATTGAAATATCGAACATAGAAGTATTGGGAAACATGGTACTTATAGAAAGATCAGAAAATGATACATCAATTGGAGAACTTTCACTTAGTGCTTCATCAAGTGCACCAAGAAGTTCAGGTACAGTTCTTCAAGTTGGAAAATCCTGTCCCCATTTTATAGAAATTGGAGATCTTGTTATTCTTGACTCTACAAAAATCACAGTTATTACAGTAGATGACAAAGAATACATTTGTGTAGATTTTTCTTCTTTAATAGGAAAAGTGAAAGCAGGAGAGATTTTTCCACTTGGAAAGAGAATACTTGTAAAAAGATGGGAATCTGATACTCACATGGGAGAACTTATGCTATCTGATTCTTCACTTATTAAAAAATCAACAGGGACAATACTTTCTATTGGAGATAAAGTAGAAGAACTTGAGCCTGGAGATTTTGTCATCTTTGACAAATATGGAGAAACTTCTGTATCCTACGAAGATGAAGAATATGTTGTAATCTCTCCAGAAACTGTAATCGCTAAAATAAACCTTTAATATACTAATTTTTTAAATATATGAGAACATCAGTATCGATACACCTTGATGATGACTTCCATGAAAGATTTCTTTCTGGAATTAAGAAAACCTGCACAGCAATTGCAAAGACATATGCACCAAATGGAGATAATGTAATTATAGATAGAGGCAACTTTCTTCCACATATTACAAAAGATGGTGTAACAGTTGCAAAATCTATATTCCTTTCAGATCCTGTAGAAAATATGGGCAGTCAGATAGTTAAAGATATCTGTAATAAGACAATGGTAGAAAGTGGAGATGGTACAACTTCTGTAAGTATACTTCTTCAATCTCTTATAGAAGCATACAGAATCTGTACACAAGATTTAAGTACTAACAAAAGAGAATTTTTAAATACTCTTTCTGAAGCCACAGATTTCATTATTAAGTATCTTGAAAATATTAAACTTGATGTAACTTCTGAAGAAGAACTTAAATCTATTGCTACTATATCTGCCAATAATGACTCTGTAATAGGTGGACTTATAGGTAGTCTTCTTCATAAAGTAGGTGCACAGGGAGTTATAGATATTAAAGAAAGTACAACTGGAGAATCTTACTTTACAGGAATAACAGGAGTAAAAATTCCATCTGGATTTGCTTCCTTACATTTTACAGAAATGTCTTCTGGGAGAAAGATAGAATTTGAAAATCCAAAAATCTTTGTAACTAATCATAAAATCAGTACACTTAGAGAAATCAAGAATGTAACACAATATTGTCTACTTGAAAATCTACCACTTGTAATTTTTTGCTCAGACATTGCACCTGCTGTTCTTGTAGACCTTATAAAGAATAAGCAAGAAAATGGACTTCAAGTTTGTGTAATTAAAATTCCTAAGTATGGAGTAGACAAATCGACTATTGCCTCAGATATTGCAACTATTACAGGAGCAACTCTTGGAGATAAAGATTTGGATATTAAACTATCTGACTTTGATAAAGTAGAGAACTTGGGTACAATAGAAAATATTACTATCCAAAGAAATTACACTACTCTTACATATGAAAAACCCACAAAAGAATTTGAAACTCTTATTACTTCCCTTAAAGAGGCAAAAGAATATGCAGAGACTGAAGTTCTGAGAGAAGCATATTCTCAAAGACTTTCATTCCTTACAGGTGGTGCTTCTATTCTTTACTTACATGCAAATAGTGAGGCTGAAATGACTCAACTTAGAGATAGAATAGATGATGCAATAGAAAGTACAAAAGTAGCAATTACAGGAGGATATCTCTATGGTGCATGTAAAAGTTATGTTCTTTCAGCAGATAAACTTGATGAAATGATGGACACCTGCACTACTCCAAGTGGAAAAATTGCTATAAAAACTCTTCAAGGTGCACTTAGAAAAATGCTTGAAATTCTTATCCGTACAAATGTAGGAGAGGGAGAAGACATTTCACATTTTGAACAAGGTTATACTTCTGATCTTGAAACAGGTTACAATGTACTTACAGGAGAACTTTGCTCTCTTAGAGAGGCTAAAATTATAGAACCATTCTCTGTAAATAAAAGTGTAATCAAGAATGCAGTTTCTGGATTTAAAGTTGTAATCACTACTACTTGTGGACTTTCAATAGATGAAGATATAATCTAAAACCTTTTTCTTTCATATGGCAAATTATATTGAAAAAGAAGAATATCATAATCTAATGATTGATGCCAAGAGACATGGTAAATTTACTCAGAGACTCATTGATCTGATATATTTACACTGTAATGAAGTGAGTAAACTTTATAGATTCAATTACACGCAGGATAAAGAAGATGCTATTGGACTTGCAGTAGCCGATATTCTTCAATATGGTATTAAGAATTTTAAAGATTGTCCACTTATACAGCTTAAATTTGCAAGAAATTTTATGCCAGGAGATACTATTATTCTCCAGGTAGATGATAAAATTTTTGAATATACAGCAGTAGAAAAAGTTCAAAAAGAAAGAGAATTTGAAATTGGAGATACAATTAATAAAAGTCTTGATTTTTTACTTGAAGTAATGAGAGAGGGACATGAAAGTTATCTTGAACTTTCCTTACATAAAGTGACTATGAAAATGAACATTATGAACATAAGTCATAGAACAGAGAGTCCTATACTTATGCATATGAAAGTTCTTGGAATAGATGAAAATCTCTTAAAAACTCATTTAGGACTTCAAGAAGTAGATCTTGAATTTGAACCGAGTCCACCATCTTTCAATATGGTAACAAGTATAATCAGAAATGCATATGCCAAGTATTTTAACACTTGCCATCCAGTTCCTACAAGAAATGGAAACAAGATAAACTTTTCTGATATAAATTCAAAAGATGGTGGTATATTTAATATTTAAAAAATCTTTTTAATACATGGTAACAGATACACTTAAAAGACTAAAAGCAGAACTACTTGAAGACTACATGTCTCAGGAAGTTACTAATCCAGAAGAAGTCTCACTTAAAAATTTGAAGATAAGAATGCTTGATGCTGTAACAGATTCGCTTCTTGTATTCGCTTCAAAGAAAGGAGAGGAGATTTCTTCAACTACAATGACAGTACAATTAAAATCTGAACTTGAAATAGCGTGTGTAGATAGAGATGAAAATCCAACAGATGAAGCAAATGTCTTTGTAGAAATCTTAAATTATTATTTTACAAAGTTCCTTGAACTAAGTTCAGTTGAGGGAATGAATTAAAAACCTTATAAAAAATTAAAATCTTATGTCAGAAAATACAGAAAATACAGGAAGAGATGCTCTCCTTGATGGAGAGGTACAAGAGCCTACTTCTTCAAAAGAAATTCAAGAAAATACATCCCCAGAGCCTAAACTTGGATCTCTTGGATTTGGATATACAGTCTTGGATTCTGAGTCCAAACTACCAAGTAAAGGTCTATTTTGTCCTAAATCTTTCATTTCTTCTATTAGAAGTTTAAATGTAGAAGAAATGAAATACTACTCAGAAATGAATGAATCTTCTATCCTTGATATAGATGAAAAAATCAATTTCATTCTAAGTAGAGGTATAAAAGTACAGGTAAATGGAAAGGCTGGTAGTTATAAAGATATCTCTGTTATAGACAAAATCTTCTATATCTTTGCTCTTAGAGATATTACAATGAAAGCACAACAGAGAGAAGTTAAACTTACTCAATCTGTTACCAATCCAAAAACTGGGGCTGTCGTAGAAATTGAAATAAACAATGACTCTTTTGATTATCATTCTATTGATGAAGATATCATGGCTTTCTATGATGAAGAAGAAAGAGGATTTGTCTTTCAGGATGAAAGTTTCTCTGCACCTATTAAACTATATGTTCCTACAATAGGTGTAACTGAGTATATTGGAGAATATGTTCGTAGACAGGCTGAAAAGAAAGAGAAAGGAGAAGGATTCATAAATGAAAACTTCATCAAAACTGTCCAATTTATGATTAAAGATTGGAGACTTCTTGATGATAAGGACAAATATATTTCTTCACTTTATGAAAAATATCAATCTTTTACCTATGATGAACATATGCTTATTTCAGAAGTAAAAGAAAAGATCAATCTTGGAATTAAGAATACTATTCTTGTAAACTTTGGAGAGGGGGAAAGTGCCTTACAGGTACGAGTACCGATCAACTTTCGAGGAGGGTACAAGGGACTCTTCAATCTGTCGAATATTTTCGATAAACTTAGGAAATCTCGCTCAATGCATTCAGTATCTGATCCTGCATAAGAGCATACCTCCAGATTCTATTTCCAAAATGAGATACTTTGAATATAAAGATCTTATCGATACTTGGATACAAATGGAAAAACAGAAAGAAAAGAAACAGAAAGAGCAAGAGAAACAACAGTATTCAAAAATGCCGAACTACTCTTCTCTTTCTTCTCCTAAACTTCCAAAAACACCTAAACTTCCAAAGTTGTAATGACTTTGGAAGTCTGTTTTTGAAACATTTCCACTTCTCAAAGGGTATTATTTTTGTAAACATTAAATATTTAAAACATGTCAGAAAATGTAAACTCAATCTTCGACCTTAAAGAAGAAAATTTTGTAGTAGCAGGTGAACATGGTTCATCTGGCGAATTTCAAAAAGATCCAGATTTTTATCAAGTAGGACTAACTGGGGAACTTGCAAAGAAGAATAAAAAATATTCTTCTATTATCAGATTTTTACCTAATCCAAAAGATCCAGTTGGAGGTAATATTATTGGAAAATACATTTACTTTCTTCCAGATCCTAAGAATCCAAATGCCAGAATCCAAGTAGATTGTCCAAGTAATGCAGGGAATAACAACAACATTATGAGTGTTGCTAAAATGACTCTTAACAAACTTACAAATCCGATTTATAAAGCAGTTGGTAGACATTTTACAAGAAGATTCTACTACTGGGCACTTGTACAAGTGATTAAAGATGAACATCAACCAGAACTTGAGGGTAAGATTCTTATTATGAGATTCTCTAAACAAATCAAGGAGAAAATTGATCATCAACTTGAAGAGAATCTTTCTATAGGTAAGAAATCCTGCATTGTTCAAGATGTTTTCAAAGGTAAGAATTTTGCACTTATTATGCAAGAGAAACCGACTGATACAGGAAATATTACTTCTTATGAAAGTTCATACTTCCTTGATGATAGAAGTGGTATTTCTATAAATGGAGAAGTTCTTGAAGACCCTACACCAGAGAACAAGAAGAAAATCCTTGATTACTTAAGTACTGCTCCAGACCTGGATAAAGTAAAATATCAACCCTGGACACCTCAACAAGAGGAACAATATATTGAGATTGTTAAATCTCTTATAGATGATCCAAAACTTTTCAATTCAATCTATCAACAAGCATATGGAAAGCCTTACTTTTCAAATTCTACTGGTGTAGCCACAACTAAAACAGAAGATTACAATTTGGAAAGTGATGCTGAAAATATTGAAGTTGAAGAAATGTCATTTGATTCTGTAGCAGAGAGTTCTATGCAATCTGTTGTAACAGAAACAAGTACTTCTGATAGTGATTTCTCAGACATTAGTCTTGATGATCTTGATGATCTTTAAATCTTTAATGTTTATTTACGGAGTACAACAAGTGGGAGGCTTACATTCTTTTGTAAGCCTCTCATATTTATAAAACCTTGAAACGATGGGCATTAGAGAAGTATAACATTTATAGATAAAAATTTAAATAAAAACTTTTATGAAAGAAATGCATAAGGATTTTGAAAAAATACTTTCAAAATCAGATATAATGAGAGAACATTGCATGAGAGTAGTAGAAAATCTCTCTACACTTGATGAAGAAAAACTATTTGATGACATTGAGGGACTTATCTTACATTTATGTTCAAGATTTATGATGATGTTTCCAACTTACAAAGAT